CCGTAGCCGCCGTGGGCGCTGTCCTTGCCGTCGTGATTCCGCTGACGATCTACCTCGTGGGATAATGAGCGATTCTCCACAGTGCCCGATGTGCCACGCCGGCTCACTCCAAGAGGGAGCGACCACCGTCACGATGGAGCGGGGCGAGGCCACGATCGTCTTCAAGGACGTCCCCGCTGAGGTGTGCGAGATCTGCGGTGAGGCGTTTGTGGGGGAAGAAATCTCTGAAGACGTGTACGAGCAAGCCGAGGCAGCCGTCGAAGCCGGGGTGCAGTTTGACGTGCGACAATGGACGGGCCGAGAAAAGGCCACTGCGTAGCCCCCTTACGATCTACCTGTGAAACGAAAGTGAGGATCAAGTATTTCTCGAGCAAATATCCGACCTCGTTCCCCAATGTGTCTATGCGCCACCTTGCCCTTCTCCTCCTGCCCCTCGCTCTCACCTCATGCGTTCCGGCAATCGGAAGTGAAGTGCAGAGCCTCAATGCAGACGCCGAAGAGATCGAGTACGTGACCTCTCACGACCTCAAGCCCCACGTGGCACGGGCAATTGAGAGGGGGCAGGTCATCATTGGGATGAAGCCTCGGGACGTTCGTTTCCTGCGGGGAGAGCCTAAACAGATCAAGGAGACAGGCGGACGAACCGTGTGGATCTACGGGACGGTCACAAGGGGTCTTCGCGTTACGTTCGAGGACGGGACGGTGGCCGAAATGCCGAAGTAGACGGATCAGTTCTCCTCAAGCCACTCCTCGATTTCGTCCAAGTTGGGAGGGCAGCGGCCACAGTACAGGCGGGAGTACACGATTGACGGGACGGAGACGTAGAGTTCGCACCTCAATTCGGGTTCCTTCGCCCTCCAATCACTCAGAGCACGATTCCAGAACACGTCCAGTTCTCCCAGGGCTGGGGCAAACATGGTTGGGACAACCTCTCCCAAGTACGGAGCGTGATCGGAGAGGAGGGGCTTCCCTTCGGACGTGGGCATTGGGCTACGAGGTCGTTTCTTCAAAAGGAGTCCAGTCGGGGTCGCGGGATAGCGCCTCGGGGGTATGTGCTCTACTCAGCGGGGACGTATTCAAGGGATTGAATGAGCTTCGGCGCTCCGTTCTCGTACAACTCTCTTCGCCGGCGTCCTTCTCGTAGGAGACTGTGGATGTTTTCGGCCTCATGCGGAGCGGCGTCCACTCGCTGGGTGGGCATCCCTTCGGAGTCGAGCCAGAGCGTTTCGTTGTCGAAAAGAACGGCCTTGAATTTCCACTTCTTCGCCTTGGGGCCGTTGAGTCCGATCTGAACTTTTGCCATAACGCTACGGGGTCTCGACGTTCGGGAACGGGTCGAAGAGGGTTGGCTCCGTCTGCTCTTTCAGGTTTGCCCTCTCGTATCGTCTCACGGCCCTCTCGGCCTTCTCTCGGGAGAACGCAAAGGATATCTCGTCCTGGGTACAGAACAGGGCGAGCGTGTCCTGAGGCATCGTAAGGACGGTGTACGGCGGCCCCTCCTTCTGCCCACGGACGGGCTCGGCAAGGGCCAATCTCCCGAAATACACCTCTCGACGGAGATGCACCTTGTACGGCACCTCAACCCTCTTTCCCCAGAGGGGGCGAATGGCCGTGCTCATCTCCCATCGGTATTTCTCGAAGGAGTCCACGTCCGTATAAGGAAGGTCCTCGGCGGGGACGTTGATCTCTCGCTGGCTCATCGGATATCGAGGATGGTGGCAAGGAACGCTCCAGGCTTCCCCGCTTTCGGCGTAGAGAAGGCGATGGTCGATCTCGTCAAGAATCATCGGTGTGCGGGGCTCTTTTTTGCCATTCGATTCCTCATATTTTGGGCAGCGTCCATGTGATACCCTCGAAGGAGTTCGGGAGGACGCCCGAACATCCTCTGGGCCTTCCTCCGAATGTGCTCCCGATGCTTCTCCTTCTCCCTCTTCCGACGCTCGTCTCGCTCTTTCTCACGCCGGATCTCACGGAGCTTGCTTCGGAGGTCCTGGAGGGGCGTTTCGGGCTCGGAGCGGACGTGCTTCCAGTACAGACGGAAGAGACGACGCCACAGCTCTTTCCTCGTGTCCTTGTGATTCCGGGCATCTATGAGGTGGAATTGATCCTCCCGAAATCGCCCTCGAACTCTCCGTCTCCCAGGGACGAGTTTCCCATCGAGGTGGACCCGAAGGAGGATGAAGTCCTCAAGGCCAGGAAGTCCCGTGTTTCGGCAGTACCACAGCTCGAAATCGAGTCCGTAGGCCGTCCCTGCCTCGTGAGGGAGACGGTCGTCTACGTAGTTGGATCGAGTCAGATGACGGTCCTTCGTGAGGCGCTGGGGGATATCGTCGGCCTCTCGAAGGGCCTCCTGTATCTCCTTCGTGGCGTCCTTCGTCGTGTGGCTTTTCATGGATCTCGTTGCGGTTTATTGCGGTTGCGGGTGAATCCCAGCCCCTCGCCCCTTACCCCCATCCTGGATGTACATGATAGGGAAACCGCTTATCAACATCAACCGAAAAACCGCAACGGAAACGTGTCAAACCGCAACGGGAGACGGCTGACGCTGAATCTGATTCTCTATCTATACCCCACACATCCGAAGTTGGCGAAACAGATCATGGAGGTGCTCCACTCCGACGGCCACCGGGAGGCTCGGGCCGCGATTCGGGACTCCCTTCCAGGCGGGTCGTACCGCCACCTCCTTCGGAGAGTATTCCAGGGGGAGGCAAAACAAATCCCCCGACACCTCCCGAAAGAGGGACCGGGGGAGAAAAACGAGCCTGCCGCCCTTCCTCATTAGAAAACACTACCCTGGAGTTCGTCTTTTCGGATGCCGTTGTAGACGCCCATTCCGTCGATTGGCACGATGGTATCCTTCTTCTTTCGGCGCGTGAACGAGCCGTAATCCCGGTCGCTCTCCAGTTTGAACACGACCGTCTTCTCCGTCTCGTCCACGATCTCCAGGATTTCGTTTGTGACCCCGGTGTTGAATACCATTTCGTCCCCCGGCTCCACGTCCCGAGCGGGCTTCCCCTTGTGGGCTCCGACGCCCTGAATCCAGGTCGCGTTTTCTTGGGCTTCGCGGATTCGTTCGAGTCGCTTTTCGAAGTCGTTCATGGGCTTCGTTGCGGTTCTGTGTGAGCGATTGCAAAGAAGGAGTACCCCACCCTCTTCCGTTACTATCCCTGTTCTTGTGACCACGGTTGCCCCATAGAGCCTTTATTCTGCGGAGGGGTGGCCCAATACTCCACGTCATCTCGCCGCTCGACAATTTCGAGGGTATCTTCAGCCATCTGCTCGGGGGTCGTATCGTCAACGGACCCGACCGAGGCGTTTCCTGCCATTACCTTGAAATTGCCGTATCTCACTGAATAGTCGAGCGAGAGTCGAGAAAGGCCCGTCTCTTCGTGGATGATTTCTTCTGCCTTCTGGGCTTTGTCGTACTTTTCGGAAAGGTCGGACATGAGACTATCGGGAGTTGGCCTGTGTGAGTGAGTGCGTTGTGTCTCCTCCCCTCCAATGCACTTCTATTATAGGAAGTATACCTATCAATGTCAAGCCGTGAGGCAAAAAAATCCCCGACCCGCGAAGGGCCGGGGCAGACGGGAACGGCCCCGTCTATTCCTCGACAAAGAAGCTACGTCCCGAAGCCGCGTATGAGCAACCGAGTCCGGCGTTGGCATCGGGGCAGACGGCCCATCCTCGAGAGTTGAATCCCCCGACCCTCTTCTTCCCGTTGAACGTGTGGACGTACACGGTTTTGCCCTCTTCGAGGGCGTCCTCGGCTTCGGCCTTCGTGTGAGTCCCTTTCCCGCTTTTGCGCTTTCGACGGAGCAGGTCGGCGGCCTTCGTCTCGAAGGTCCGATATTCTTCGGTGTTCGGATCGAAGCTCCCGATTTCGGCGCAGACGATGTTGATTGCTTGCATCGGGGGTCGATCATCGGACAACTCGTTGAGGGCACGCTCGGCGGCCTCTCTGGGAGTGATTTCTCGGGGCTGACCGGGGTCGTTGTCTTCGTAGACGGTGATTTCCATGGCTTAATGTTGCGGTCTGTGTGAGCGGTTGCGGTGTATCCCCTCCCCTCCATCGTCTATACCTATTATAGGAAGACTGCCTATAAATGTCAAGCCGTGAGGTAAAAAAAATACCCCGCCCCAGGACGGGACGAGGTATCTTCAGGAGAGGAAGAAGGATCATGCTGGTTCCGATTCCCGGTATTGGGCGTATTCCTCTAGTGTTGGCTCCAGATACCACCCGCTCCGTCGCGGGGACCCGTCTCCGTAATTTCGGTATTCGGCCAACCCCCTCCGGTCAAGAGCATGGATTGTCTGCTTGTACGGGGGGCGAGACGAGGGAATTAATCCTGGGCCGCACCTGTAGTACTTGATCCCCGCTTCGAGGGCCGCTTCCATCGCTCCAGAAAGAGGGGCCGAACTCATCTCTCGGGCGATCTGGAGAAGGTCCTCAACCGTCCGTGGCACCCTCCACCATCCACGGTCGAGGGTCGGGGGCTGAATGACCCCGTGCTGATCCTCCAGGTCCTCCAGGATGGATTCCACGGTGTTGAAGTGAGGGGCGTCCCCAGCCTTCTGGGAGAGGAGTTCCATATACACGTCGTAAGTCGTGAACGGCTCGGAGAGGCCGGGAACGATCTCCTGGACCTCTCGGGCGAGCTTAAAGCGTTTCTTCTTATCCATGGGTTGAGTCGAGTCTGTGTGAGCGATTGCGGGGAGTGAGTTATCGGTCCATCCGATTCCTCCGATTGTGGAGGGTTGGGGAATCGGCGCCCAAGGGATCGACCTTCTCGGGGAGCCCATCCTCTTCGAGGAACGCCGGGGCGTGGGCTTTCCCCACGAGATTGTCCCCCTCCCAGGCCACGACCGTTTTCGTGTCCGTGCTGTCCCCCTCTTCGAGACGATCCTTCGCCTCGTCCTTCGAGAGGCCCGTTGCAATTCGTTCTCTATCGAGGTTCTTGATATCGTATTCCATGGCTCGTTGCGGTTTTTTTGGGGTTGCGGGTGAGTGAGGGATTTCTCCCTCCGTAACGTGTCCCCTATTATAGGAAGAGTGCCTATGAATGTCAAACGAGAACGGTCGATTTTTTGGGCCCGTCGAGAATGGGGGTGTTGCCTGTTTCTGAAACTGGAAACACTGCCTCTTCCCAGGTGTGTGAAGGTCGAGTTCTGTTCCCTTGCTCTTCACCCCATGGGAGCCAACGCCGACCCGTCCGACGAAGATCGAAGGCCCCCGGCCTCATCTCTTCTTGCCCCGTTCGTGGGCGGGAATCGGGGGGAGTCCTTCGCCTATTCCGAAGAGACGAGGCGATTCCTGGACTCGACGGGCGAATCCGTGGAGGATCGGGTCGTTCGTTCGGCCCTGGACGAGGCGATTAAGGAGGCCCAGGAAGAGGTTGCCGAGCTTACGGTTCGGCTCCAGGAAGGGGAACTCTCCCTGGCCGAATGGCAGCAGTCGATGGCCCGATCCGTGAAGGACGCCCACCTCAATGCGGGGTCCCTCGTAAAAGGAGGATTCGACAATCTCGACCAGCGAGATTTCGGCCAGATCGGAGGGCGGATTCGAGACGAGCTTGAGTATCTCCAGGGGTTCGCAGACGATATCGAGGATGGGACTCAGCCCATCGACGGGAGCGCCATTCGACGAGCGAAGATGTATCCCGGCAAGGCCCGAAAAACCCACCACAAGATCCACCGGAGGGAGATGCAAAAAATCGGCTACAACCAGGAGCGCAACGTCCTGGGGATTGCCGAACACTGCTCCGAGTGCCTCGAATTGTCCAATAGGGGGGATAATGGCTGGGTCCCGAACGGCACCCTCACACCCATCGGGGACCGAATCTGTCTGTCCAATTGCAAATGCACTGTCGAGTATCGAAGGACCGAGACGACCGACCCCGAGAAGTTTCCTTCTGTACGCCGATGATCCTGTTCGCTTTTTTCTACCTCTATATCGCTTCCACTTTCTTCTACCTCTTCGCCACGAGGGGGAAGGGTCCCTCGTCCGTCTACACCGATGCCATGGGATCGCTTTTATGGCCCCTGGCTCTCACGGTGGCAGCTATCACTGACGCCCTCGGATACGACTTTACCGACTATGCATGATTCGACTGAATCCAGTAGCGAAATCTCCGACGCCTTGGAGGATGCCGACACCCTCTCCGTGGATAAGGAGCGTCCGAATCCAGGGAGCCCTCTTCCGTCCCTTACGGAGATCGATTCCTGTCTCACTGACCGCAACGACTGACTTATGAGTGCCCTGTACGACTTTTTGTTCATGTACGTGGTCCCGGCGCTCGGGACGCTTCCCTTTGCCTTTGGAATGGCCGAAGGCGACGGGGATGAGGATAGAGACGAGGACCCCGACCTCGAATCGAAGATCGAGGACAAGCTCGAAGACGTGATGCCCGAAGAGGCCCTCGAAGCCTTCAAGGATCAAGCCTCCGAAACGGGGTCGATGGAGGCATTTGCCAAGATGCTCTACAACGAGAATCAGAGCCTTCGAGAGAAGCGTCGAAAGCTCCAGCAACGGATCAATCGGCTCGAAGAAAATGGCCCCGAGGATGCCGTTGTTCTCGACTCCGACGTGGCCGAGAAGTTGTCCGAACGGCTCCCGGAGGGCAAGGGGATCGAAGACCTTCCCGAGTTCCTGGACGAGGCATACAAGGCCATCGATCAACTCCACGAGACGAAGAAGAAGGAGCGTCGGCAGAAGGCCGCAGACGTGGCCGACGTGGACGAAGAGGCTCTCGGGGACCTGGAACCCGAAGCCGACTTCGAAATCCGTACCGTCGAGGACGAGGACTCGGGAGAGGAGGTCCAGCAGGCGCTCATCGATACGGGAGACGACAAAAAGCCTCTCTCCGACTATCTCGAAGAGACGTACCCCTCCTTCGAGACAGTTCTTTTCGACTCTTCAGGCTCGGAGGACGAGAGCGAAGACGAAAGTGGTCCGTCCGTCCCCGGTCCCTCGGGAGACGAGGATGAAGACGTGGACGCCACGGAGGAAGGCGGCGACGATGTGGTGCAAAGCTGGAGGGAGTCCCAGAACTTTGCCGTCCCCGAAGTGGAGGGGGAAGAGTAGCCAGAGGGGTGGAAGAGTATGAAATGTTTCCCGCTGCAGAAACACCATTCCGCATCGTAGGGTAAGCACCCTCGACATTCCGAAGCAAGCTGCACGGCCAAGGGCCACTTTGCGGATAGCATACGCACCTTGGCAAACGCTCGCCTGGAAAGGGTCAGCAGCACAGTCGAAAAACTGTGTCGCTGACCCTTTTTCGTTTTCGTCCCCACTCGACTGCCCGAATCCCTATGCTCTCGCTCCCTTCCCTTGCTGTTCTTGCGGCGTTTCTTCTGCCCCTTTTCGGAGGGCTCGCCCGGTTCGACTTTCCCAAGATGGAAAACAAGAGTTATCCGTCTTGGATCGCTGATACTATGGACCGGCGCACTCTCGTCCAGGGGGGCGTTGTCCTCAATCCGAGCCAATTCTCCGAAAATGCGAACGGATACAAGTTCGTAGAGAGTGGGACTGTGATCGGTCGAACGCAAACCGAGGCCGACAACGGAACTGGATTCAGCCCCGCCGAAGATACGGACGACTATTACTTCATCACGGCCCACGACGTGCAGTATGCCGATGAAAACCCCGAGGTGGCCGTAGTCCGAGATGGGACCCTCATTCGATTTGACGAGCTTCCGGGTTACGGGAGCTTCTCCAGCATCATCGAAGATGCTCTCAAGGACAAGTATGAGATCGTCCCCGGCACGGACTAACGGGTGATCTGGGCTCCTTGCAAGGGGGCCTCTCACGACTTGACAGGAGGCACCGCAACCGCACTCTAACCGCAACGAATTTCTCTGGCCCATGGCTGTTGATCTCGGCACTTTTCTCGAACGCCTCATTGAGCAAGGGCGCATCGATGCCGTAATGACGGACGAGTTCGCTCAGTTCGGCATCTCCCCCCGACAGTACGTCGGGGCGCTCCTCCTTCCCGAAGAATTGCAGGAGGAAAACACCTACCGTGAAACTGAAGTCTCGTACCGCACCGTGATCGCCAACGCGGGGTCCCGGTACAGCCCGGCCCAGATCAAGGACGGGGGCGTGATCGGTGGCGAGATGCTCGTGGAGCTTGGCAACTCCGACATTTCGACGCAACTTCGAGGGGATCGCTACGACGATCTCGTGAGGTACCTCAACGAGGATGCGGACATGGGCTCCCAGGAGATTATGGATTGGGTCAACTCCCTCGTGAACATGGCCCTTGTGGAGTTTAACGAGAAGAAGCGATGGGAGGCCCTGGAGGATGCTTCGGTTGAAATCGAGATCAATGGGGTCACACAGACCGTCACCTATCCCGATCCATCGGGCCACCGGGTCGCGGCGTCCCTCGACTGGACAAACGACGCGAACGACCCGATGGTGGACATTCTCTCGATGCAAGCGCAGCTCCGGGATAAGGGGTACATCCTGGAGAATATCATCACGTCGAACTCCGTGATGAACACCCTGCGGCAGAACGAACAGGTTGCCCGTCGGGCCGGGGCCGTGGTCGGGCAGGCCGATAACGCTGTCCAGATTCAGAACATCGACAACGAGGACGTGCAGGACGTCTTCGATGCCAACAACCTCCCGACCCCCCAAACCTACGATCTCAACTATTACGACGAAGCGGGGAACGCCAATCGCTTCATGTCCGAGGACGTGATGGTGTTTACCTGCCGTACGGGTCGGGAAACGGAGGTTCGCCTCTCGTCGGATCCGACCACTCGCCGCATCCTGCGCGAGACGCTCGGATACACCGGAATCGGGATTCCCGCAGGACAGTCCGAGCCGGGGCGCACGATCAACATGGAGCACAAGACCGACAAGCCCCCACGTATCGAGGCTGACGGTTGGCAAACGTCTCTCCCGGTCCTCACGAATCCGGAGGCCGTGGGCGTTATCAACTCGATCACCCTTGCTTAGACCCTTTTCCCGTGGGGGGGGGCGGTCCTCACGTTTAGGGTGAGCGTGGGGCTGGGTTGCTCGCGTCCAGGGTCGCCGTCTCCGCCTACGGGTATTTATTCATCCATCCCCCTACCTGATTATGGAAACCACAGAGTACGCACTCAACCGCCAGTATCGCTACAACGGGACCGTCTACCCTTCTACCGAAGAGGAGCGGGAGGTTCCGGTCCAACTGGCCGAGAGGGACCGGCAGTTGGACGAGGACAAGGGTGTGGAAAAGGACCCCCCTTCCCCCGTCGATATCTCGGATGGCCTTCCTGGAGCAATCCCGGAGACTTCACGCTCGATCCTCGAAGAGCAGGGGATCGATACCTGGGAGAAGCTCCTCCAGGTCGAGGACTACGCCGAGCTTGAGAATATCGGCTCCACTCGGGCCGAAAACATCGAGGCGGCCGTTGATCAGGTCCAGAACTTCCACGAATAGCATTCTGCGATGGCCGAGTTTGGTCCCGACGACTTCACGAAACCAGACGGGGATCTTCCCCCCGAGCGGTTTCCCGACGTGGAGTTGCAGGTCTATTTGAAGAAGTGGATTCTTCGGGGGGAAGAGAAAGTCGAGCAGTGGCTTTCGGCCTACGACTATCACGACGATCCTCCCGACGCGAAGCACGAGTCTTTCCCCGATCCGAAGACTCCACGGCGCAAGGAGAGGGCGATTGAGGCGTTCGTGTACTGGAAGGCCTGGGATCATGTGCACGAGCGACTCACGGGAGAGGCAAAGAGGCAGGAGACCGAGACGTGGAGTGCTTCCTTCTCGGATGCTCAAATCGACTCGTACAGGCAGAGGGCCGAGGATGCCAAGGATGAGTTCGAGCGCCTTGTGAGTGGGGACGATTCCCTCCAGGGAGACGACGAAATCCGCTCGGTTCAAGCCCCCGCGAACCTCGTCCCCTAATGTTGATGATCGGCTCCTCTCATCACGTTGGATCGGTTGCCCGAGCGGTGGAGAGATCCCTCGATACTGAGTGCGACTTGCTCGTGGAGACGGAGGACGGACGAGGGGGACAGACGATGGAGACGGACCACTCGGGCGTCGCCTGTTCCCTGTCCATGATGAATGACCGGGAGGATCGGAGGGCCCGACGCTCCGCCAATCAGAGCCTATACGTTTTGCTTTTTACGAAGGACGTCCCCGTTCGGGAGCATCACGAGATCCACCTCACGGATCGCTTCGGAGAGGAGAGGACCTTTGCGGTCCAGGCTATCGCTCCCGTCACAGAAGAGGACACTCATCTCACGGTCCACGCACAAGAAACCTCGGAGTAGTGGCATCGGACGGCCTTAGCGTCGAGATCGGGGACGAGTTGCAGACGGAGTGGAAAACCGTCGAGACAAGCGTGGCGGATTGGATTCGGGATCTCCACTCCAAGCTCGAAGAGGTGGTCGAAGAATACACCGATAAGGTGTTCGATGAAGCCGTTCGGGAAGTCCCGGTGGACACGGGGAATCTGAGATCGACCATCGAACAGATATTCGAGAAGAAGGCCCTGGAGGTGATAAGGGGACTCGTGGGGACGAAAAAGACCGATTACGCCCATCATGTGCATTTCGGGACCTTCAAGATGGAGGCCCGTCCCTTCCTGAAGGATGCCCTGAAGAAACATGCGAAGGACTTTGTGAAGGCCGTCGTGAAGACGGTCACTGACCACGCTAAGAAAGCGCGACAGTACAAGAAAAACACCTAATCCATGCCCAACCGTCGGGGCAGTGACCGAACGGACAAAACGGACACTGCTCTCACTCTCCTCAATCATACTCTCGACGGGAACGTGACCATCGATGGGGAGCCCGTGCGCCACTTTGAGCACGTAGAGGAGACGGCATCCCCACCCTACTACACGAGCGGTCCCTCGGACATGACACCGGGAGAGGTCCAAACGTCTTCCGTTTACGGCGGGGCTCAAGGGGTCGAGGTCCAACTCGATTCCTGGAGCAACTACCGAGGGAAGAAGGAGGTGGCCGAGCTCAACCGGAAAGCCCTTGAGCGGCTTGAGGCGGCGTCCCTCTCCCTCACGGGAAACGACCGATTGATTCGGCATTCCGTCCTAGACGCTCGGATTGTGTCCGAGCCCGAGGACTCGAAAATGACGTTCCACGGCATCATCACTCTCGCCTTCCGAATTCAGCTTCCCTCGGTATGATCCTATTAGTTGCCAAGTCCACGTTCTTGTACCAGGGTGATCTTCATAAACCGGGGGACGTGCTCCAGGCGAAGGAAGAAGATGCCCCGGAGCCCCTCAAAGGAGAGGAGCGTCCTGCCGAGCATTTTTTGGAGACGAACCTCTGTGAGCTGCCAAGCACCGCACAGCACGAGTTCGTTGAGCTTGTGGAAGAGGGGGGAGACGAGTTCCTCCTCTGCTCTCACGGGGGAGGGGGGTGGTATACGGTCACGGATCGAGATGGTCTTATCTGGGCCGGCACCATTCAGGGACGAGAGAAGGCTCTCGAACGGATTGAGGAAGATTTCTCCACGGACTGACCATTCAGGGGTCCCCGCAACCGCTTTTCACATCTTCCAACCGCAACGATAACTCGACCCCATGAACACCGAAGCCCAAGGCGCAGCCGTCGGATTCTATGCCCCGGTCGGAGGAACCGATACCCTCGTGGCCGCACGGCGCAACATCGAACTTTCGGAGGATGCCGACACTCTGGACGCCACTCACGCCGACAGTATGAGGGTCGGGGGAGCCATTACGTCCGTCGATACGGGGAGCGACACGATCACCGTAAAGGACCTGACCACGAAGGAACTCAGGCGGGGACAGAGGGGCGAGATCGTGAGGTCCACCGGGAACGACGCAGGCTATACCTGGGGAGCATCGGATGTCACCGACAACGGCGACGGTACACACACGATCTCCCTGAACGAGTCTATCGGGGACTCGACGGTAGACGGGCTTCTGTACGTCCCCTCCCCGCACGGGCAGAGGATCTACAAGTACAATTACAACGAGTGGGGGGTCAGCCTGGAGCATGTCCTGCTTATCGACCAGTCCACCGGCTCCTTCGAGGCGTCCCACCGGGCTCTGCTTCGGGCCGAGCGGCACGGGCGGCTCATCGGGGTCAAGATCCGATACCCGAACGAGGACAGCAGCGACCCTCGGGACGAGGGGAACGGGTACATCACTGACTTCACGTTGACCTCTCCCTACGACGAACTTGCCACCGTCTCGATCTCGGTCGATGGGAGCGGCCCATTGACGCATGCCAGCTAACAGGTCCCCGTCCTCTCCATAGGCATCTTCTGCAAACACGCACCACAACGCCATGTCCCAGCACGAAGAGACACAAGGATCGCAAATCGGGTTCTACGTCCCCGTTGCCGGCACCTCTACCCTCGTGGCCGCACGGCAGGATTTTGAGCTCTCCGAGTCGATGGACACCCGCGAGGTCACGTCCACCGCGGCCGGGACCTACAAGGAGTTCACGCCGGGGGCGCAGGAGTGGGAGGTATCCCTGTCTACGCTTCTTCTCATCGACAAGAATACGGGGGCGCTCGAAGCATCACAGGCGGCCCTCCAAGACGCCCACCGGAACCAAGACATTATCACGGTGGAGGCCCGGTATCCAGGGGGGAAGAAGGACCAGGGGGACGCCCTAATCACGAATATCACCACGGCGGGGAGCTACGACGAAATCGGGACCCTCGACGCGAGTTTTCAGGGGACGGGTCCCATCGTCCGCGTGTAACTAGCAACCATTCGCCGGGCCTTCGCGCCCACTCTATCGCACCACACCCGTATCTCCCTATGGCATCGCCCACCGAAAAGCTCGTACCCGTAACTCTTTCTTTCCTGTCCATCGTGGACGGGGAGCCGACCGAGGTGGAGGAGGAGTGGTACGCGTACTTCACCATGCGCTCCATGAGCGAGATGTACAAGCGCCTCGACGTACCGGAGAGCAAGGCCAAAGAGCTCGCCGAGCAAGCGAAGGACTCCGATGACCCCGAACAGGCTGCGGAGGACATGCAGGATGAGGTGCTGTCGGACGTGGAGACAACGGAGTTCGAGGCCAACATTTTGCTCGTGTGGGCCGCGTTCCAGTGGCACGCCCGGCAGAAAGGGGTAGACCTGACCATTGATGACATCGGGGACAGGATTACCCCGTCGAACGCTGAGCACCTCATCACACAGGTCATGCGCGCGCTTGAAGCGTTCCAGACTGGGGAAGTGCCCTCCGAAGAAGAGATCCAGGAGCGGAAGGAGGAGGTCGAAGAAGAAGCCGAGGAGGACGACACAGTGGGAAAGGAACGACCCAAGAGCGGGCCCGAGACTTTCTCCGCCCGGTAGTAGATACGATGGGGCTTTTTGCCCGAGCGACCGGAGGGCTTGGGTGGAGCCCCGACGAGTTTTGGAAGGCGCAGTTGTGGGAGGTGCACCTGGCCCTCGAAGGGCACCACAAGGCCAAGGGGCGAGAGGACTCGCGCCTCGCGGCGTGGATGGTCAACCCCCTCGGGGCGCTGTGGAGTGACGACTGGGATCGTCTCAATCCCAGCGACCTGTTTGACCCCGAATACGAGCCCCCAGCCAAGGAAGAGATCGACCAAGAGCGCGAGGCCCTGGCAAGTGACTTTCCCGCCACCCTTGACTAGCCTTCATGGTGTCCGCAGGAAGCCTCAACGAGATCGCGGAGATTTTCGTCTCCCTTGGGCTCTCTACGGACGGGATGGACGATGCGAAGAGGGAGATCAAGGGGAAAATGAAAGGGATGAGCCGTTCGATGAAGCGGAGCGGGCGGCAGATGACGACGTACCTTACGGCTCCGCTCGCCGCAGCGTCCGCCGCCGCAGTGAAGACGGCTGCGGACTTCGATAAGCAGTTCGCGAAGATCAAGGGTCTTGTGGATGCGGGGGAGGACGTGGACGCCCTCAAGTCCAAGGTGCAAGACCTCGCCGGAGAGACGGCCAAGGCCCCGCAGGAACTGGCCGACGCCCTCTTTTTCGTGGAGTCGGCGGGGTTTCGTGGGGAGAAGGCCATGAGCGTCCTCGAGGCCTCGTCCAAGGCCGCCGCCGCAGGACTGGGGGAGACAAAAGAGGTGGCCGATGCGGTAACGTCTGCCGTAAACGCATACGGCAAAGAGAACCTGTCCGCATCTAGGGCCACAGATACCCTCGTAGCTACCATTCGGGAGGGCAAAGTAGAAGCGAGCGAGCTTTCATCCTCCCTTGGGCGCGTCATTCCCACTGCCGCAGAGATTGGGGTCGAGTTTGAGCAGGTCGGGGCGTCCCTGGCCGCCCTCACTCGCGTTGGGGCCAACTCCCGCAGGGCAGTCACGTCGCTTCAGGGCGTGATGAAGACCCTCCTCAAGCCCACCGACAAAGCTGAGAAACGGCTGTCAAAGGTAGGTCTTTCCGTTGCCGGTTTGCGACGGGAGGTGGCGGACGGAAATATCATCACCGTCCTCCAGAGGCTGAAATCCGCGTTCGATGGGAATACCGAAGCGATCAGCGACGTTTTCTCCAACGGGCGTGCGCTTCGGGGCGTCCTTGGGATCGTGGGGAAAAGCGCAGAGGAGGCCCGAGGCATCATGGAGCGCATGGCCGACACGTCTGGATCGACCGACCAGGCGTTTGAGACGATGAGCAACACCCTGTCGTTCAAGCTCTCCCAGGCGTGGCAGGAGCTAAAGGTTGTCGCTATCGAGTGGGGCCGCTACGTGGGGGCGTCCCTCATCCCCATCATGCGGTACCTTACGAGCGCCCTCGGGACCCTCACGTCATGGTGGCAAGGGCTTTCCAGCACGATGCAGAGCGTGATTGGGACGTCTGCCCTCGTGGTAGGAGCGATGGGGCCGATCCTATGGATCATCGGGTCGCTTGTCCCCGGCATCTACGGCCTCGTGACTGCTGTAGGGTCCCTGTCTGGATCGTTCGGAGTGCTCCGGTCGGCGGCTGCGACCGCATGGGCCGCCGTGACGGGGCCGGTAGGCCTCACCATCGCCGCCATCGGAGCGGTGGCCGGGGCGGTGTACCTCATCATCGATAATTGGTCGGCCCTGTCCACGTTCTTCTCCGACCTCTTCAGCGGGATCGGGAAGATGATCAGGGGCTTTGGAACGGGCGTCCTCAAGTTCTTCTCCTTCGTGGGGCAGAAAATCCGAAAGGTGCTGATCGACGCCGCGACGGAGGTGCTGGTCGGGATCGATTCGGTCCTAAGTAGCCTGGGGATTGATACATTTCGGGACAAGGTGCAGGGGGCGATCTCCTCCCTCACCATGATGTCCAACGACGCCGCCGCGAAAATTCACCGGACGAAGGAGGAGGGACGAGCGGCGTTCGAAGAGATGTCGGAAGGGGCCGGGGAGTTTGCTGGAAACGTAGCGGAAAAGACGGGGGCAGCGCTCGAAAGCATCATGTCGATGTTTACGAGCGCGAAGGAGGAGGCCGATGATTTCTTTGGGGAAGGGTCGTTCGGTGGGGGAGGAGCAGGATCGGGCTTCCAAGCCCCCCCTGTCCCCGGTTCTGGATCAGGACGAGGAGGGCAGCAGGACGTGTTCTCCGTTGGGGACCAGCAGCAGGGATCGGGAGGGGGCACCACGAACAAGATCGTAGAGGAGGCCGAGCGGTCCAAGACGGCTCTCGATAAGGTCAAGAGCGCGTTTCGGAGTGTAAGCGGGGCAAGTACTCAGTTCCGGGCTACCGTGGGGGCCGCAATCAGCGACCTCGCCCAAGAGGTTCTTGGGTTCGAGCAGCACTTAGAATCGATGGCGACGAAGATGGAGACAGCGGGGCCGAGGATGAAGGCTGTGCTAAAGGGGACGATGGGAGCGATGCAGTCATTCAGCCGCTCTGTGGGAAGGGGAATGAGCCGTCTCGTGGGGCAACTGTTCGAAATGGAGTCCGGCATTAACTCCGTTCAGGATGCGTTCGCCCGAGCGGGGTCGATCATCAAAAGCGCCCTCAAGCGGGTAATCCAGCAGCTTATTCAGGCGGTGGTAAGGGCCCTCGTGCTCAAAGCGATTATGACGGCGATTACAGGCGGCGGCGGTGCAGCAGCGGAAATGGTAGGGTCCCGGTTCTCTGGGGGTGGATTGGGCGGTCCCCCGATGGCCGCAG